TATCTTTTCTTACAACCAATAGAATAGGACAACATTATTTTATTATAGGCGATGAGGGTATAAGCAATATATCCCTAAAGTCAGAGTTTGTTCATGCTAGATGTATAGACTATATAACTGATGAGGAGTATACACCCTTGGGGGTTATATGTGACTACAAAGGGGTAGTATATCGGGTGCTATTTAATGTACTAGGTTCTGACATTCTTGAGGGTATTGTGGGAAGATACATACGCCTACAAATGGATATGTACCAAGGGGTTGTCATCAGAGTTAGTTTTAATTCTGTAGTTAAGGTATGGAGCATATATGGAGAATATTGTAAGATGTGTGGGCGGTCAAGCCGAGTACATAGTACAAATGGTGTGTGCGTTAGTTGTGTTACTAAACTAAGAGCACGGTTAGCAACAGGAAGTATATCAGAGTTCGACTATAATGGAGAGCCATTTACAGTAGTAGTAGCTAATTACCAAATTGTTGGGGGCAACAAAAAGGTAAACTATACTTTATTAGAAGGGCAGGGGGTATTACCACTATGGTAAATAAGCTTTTTAGAAGTTCTAAAATATTATGTAGTGATATTAAGTGTGGCGGCTATGCCTATCGGACTAGGAAAGAAGCTATAGAAAGCAACTTTATCCAATTTAACACACACGCAGTGACTACGTTATCAGTAGATATTGATTATTGCGACAAACAAGAACTACAAACTCGGTTAAAGTTACTCCCACCGCCTAGCATGGTTGTGGAGACTACAAAGGGGTTTCATATACACTATGTGTTAACGTACCCTATTAGTTATAAGAAGGTACACCTAATACGTTGGGCTACCTATATCAGAGAGCAGTTGTCTAGTATAGTTGGGGGTGATGTACACGCTAACGGGCTAAAGAGGGTATTCAGAAATCCCCTAAAACACCAAACTACGTATACTGACTTTACGTATACATTACAAGATTTTGGTGTTACCTTCCCCAAAAGAGAACCAGTACGTACTAGTAAAAAACAAGTAAAGTACGTAGATTTTTCTAGTGTTAAGCGTGGCTCTCGCCATATGACAATGTTTGACCACCTAAGAACTACTGCCTATAAGTATAGCGATAGTGAGGACTTAATCCGTGTACTAGAGTTTGTAGCAGATGAGGCTAACAATAAGCTAGAAGAGCCCCTAAGTAATCAAGAACTAAAGAATATTGTAGGAAGTATTTGTAAGTTCATGCGGAATGTGTACGTAGGTAGTAGTGAGAGTAAAGCAGAGTATAATAGAGGACTAGCAAGAGCAAAACACGACAGTACTTTTATTAAAATTATAACAGCGCTAAAAGGTGTTTCTTTTAAGGAAGTATACAATATGTCTGCTAGAGCAATAGCAAAGATTAGCGAGGTAAGTAATAGTACAGTATCTTTACATGTAAGTAAGATAAAAGAGCGGTTACGTGAAATTACTTTGAATAACATAGCACTAAGCTATGAGGTGTATAAAACGCTAAGTTACTTTGTATCCCCCACACGTGCAGTGGTAGCATTAGCACCATATAAAAGTTTAGGAGGAAGAAGTGACTTATGAATTTAAATGTTCTAACGAAAGCTGTAAGTACCATAAAGAGGCATTAACCATTGATATACCCCTTGATGAGTATACAGGGGCTATAAAAACTATAACGTGTCCGTTATGCACTTCACTACTAACGAGGGTGTATGGCTCTTTTGGTTTAAAGACATTTAATGATGGGTACAAGGCATGAGGGATATAAGAAAACCTCTTATGCAATACTTTGGGGAGGAGGACTCGTTTATGGTCTTCCACCTAAGTAACAACCCACAAACAGGTTCCATCACGTACGAGGGGTACACATTGTGTTATGATATTGATAGAGTTATCACTGGAGCTACCATTTATGATACTACCCCTATAAATGATGTGATGTATATAGTTAAAGAAATGGCGCTGTCTTTTGCTAAGATTGAACAGCTACCTACATATAAGCTAAAGTTTCCTGAGGGGTTTAGAGGTATTGTAAAACACCTAGAGTCAGGAAAAGCAGTTTATTTACACTAGGAGGCACTTTGTTAAACACGATAAAGCACTTAGAAAAACATTATAATACTGACATCTCTAAGCTCATAACAGCGTATAGGGATGGGCAGAGTATTAAAGACATTGCTATGACAGTAGAACTGGGGGAAATGCCAGTAAGGACTTGTTGTAGTGTGTTAAACCTGAGATTTAAACAAAAACATAGAGAAAATGACTTAAGAATTTTAGAGTCACGTATGGCTAACGGAGGTAACCCCGAGCTACTTGATAGATTATCAAATGACCTTGAGGTACTACAAAGAGAAGTATACGGAAACGCTAGGACTATTCAAAACCTTAAGGATGATAACGCAGTATTAAGGCGTTGTGTAAGGCAACAAGCAAGAGAGGAATACTTTGATACTTTACTACTATCAGAGCTACAACAACAATTCTCTGAGTTAGTACCAACTAATATCCCCATGTTACCTGAGGCGGCTACAGATGGTACAATGGTACTTATACTATCAGACCTACACTATAACGAACTTATTAAGACAGAGACAACTAACGGAGTAAATGTATTTAATAATGAAACATGTAAACAAAGAGTACTAGAGGTTATAAAGAACTTAGTAAGTGCTAAGTATAATACTGAAAAGCTTGTGGTTTATATTGTTGGGGATATTATAAACGGTACGATACATCTTGGAGAAACTAGTGGTGATGTAGCACCTATGCGGAGTGTAGTAGAGCTTGCAGAGTTTTTAGGTACTGTATTCACTTCATTAAGTAAAGCGTACAATAAAGTAACTATAAAAATGGTAAATGGTAATCACTCAAGAATGTCAGATAGCCAAAAGAACTATCAGAAGGCTTATGATTTTGAGTATATTCTTTACCATATGTTAAGGGCGCAAGTACCTGAGAGTGTGTATATGGACTACAGTACTACTGGGTATCTTGTAGACAATGTAGAGGGTATGAAGATTGGGGTGTTTCATGGGGATACTGTAAGAAGTTATAGTGGACAACCAGACTCTGGGGCATATAAAGTACAAAATATTATTGAAAATTTGTACGGTGTTAGAGTAGAAACATTAATCTCGGGGCATACCCACAGACCTATAATTTGTCAGAATATGTTTGGAGGTTTAAATATTGTCAACGGTTGCTTAAGTGGTATAAATGAGTATGGTCTTAGTAGCGGGTTTGATACAATCTACCCGTCTCAGACTATTGGAAGAATTGGCAGTGACGGTAAGTTTAAAGAAGTACATCAAGTTTATTTGGGGGCGATTAATGGACAGTCTTGAAAGTTTAGTACGAGCAATCGTACTTAAAAATGTTATTTAAGCGGGTAGCAATACCCGACTTTGCATCTTTAACTATAAGTTGTGTTGTAGATTACTTTATATACAAGAGGTCTTGGGTAGAGTATTACAACACCCTAAGGCATTTAAATAATGCTTTACAAACTAAGTATGAGTTAGGCTATAAGTAGCCTTAGGGAGCTTCACGCTCCCTTAAACTGTTAAAGCACGCTTCTTCCAACCCTTAGCATAAATCTTTTTCTTAGGGTCTCTTGTAATCACCTCATCGTAGTATGCCATCTCCATTACATCAAATACCTTATCAAACTTCTCGCTATCATAGTTATTTAAAGACCATAAAGTTTCTTTACCTATTACCCCATCAGGAGTAACTTCTAATAAACTTTGGGCTAATTTAATAGCTTTCTTCATCCCCACATTCACACCAAAAATAAAAATCTCATCTGCAGTATTTTGGGAAGTAACACTGTCTAGTTTAGCAACATCCCAGTAGTTTTTCTTATAGAACGCGTGTACCATTTCCACCACTAGGGGGTTATCATATAACATACTTCCTACTAAGGCTAAATCCTTATTATACTGTTGCACCTTCTGTCTAATAACATTCCATATGTCTAAGTTAGGATTAGCACCTTGGTATATACCCATAAACGTTAAGTATGGCTCTGTGGGGTTCTTTTCTAGTACATCCCTAGGGGAACTAAACTCCAGGGCTAACAGTATCTTAATACTCTTTTCGAAACTAGCCATACTAGTCTCCTCCTCTATTCTTAGTAGCTACTAAAATAGTTAGAGCAGCACTCCCCAAAAATGTAATAATTATAGCATAAACTAATAACAAACTCATACTTTAACCTAAATCTTGATTAATCTTAAAAGTCCCTGTAGCTACTGTGTATTGAATCCCACTACTTGAGAATAGCTCAATCTCATATTTAAACTGTCCAACTGTATTAAAGTCTGTAGTTAAAAATGTGAACTCTGCGAGACCGTTAGCTGCATCAATTAACATAGCGACCTTTGTAAGCTCAATGGCAGTACCAGAAGCATTAGCTATTTTCATAGTAATAACAGCCCCAGTAATGTCCATAACCTCAGTTTTATTTTTATTTATTGTTATCCTGATAGGGTAATTATCATTCTTAAACCTATCAAAGTTTACTTTAGCTGTAGTCAAACAACTTCCTCCAATACTACTGTTACGCTATCCTCTATTACATATACGTTAATAGGTGATGCTTCTACTTGGACATTAACTGTGTCCGCCTCTAATACAACAAGAAACTCCGTATCTGGGAAGAACTCGGTAGTACCTTGTTCCCCCATCCCAAAAGTTATACTAATCATACTAACTCACTCTTATACACTTGGTTCTCTGTTGGTAACCCTTGCTTATTCTTAAGACTCCATGTAAACAATGGTGTAGTTTTATCATTATCATACACTGTGAGTTGGTTATCTTTTAATTCTTTGTTGTTAAGTAATACTTTATTTACTTGCTCTAGTTGTGTAGCTTGTGTGGGCGTTAAACCACTCCCACCACTTATAGCCATCGCCTGTGCTTGAACAGGAACTGTAAATTGTGCTATAACATTAAAGTTACCTAAAGTATTTACAATAGGGCTTCCACCCTCAGCAACGAAAAGATTCCCTGTAAGAGTAAAGTGGTGGGAGGACTCCATAGGGCGTATACGCCACCCATTAGCAAGGAATATATATATTGGTACAAATAACCCCCCACCCAAGTCCTCCCCACCAATCTGAGTCATAGCTAAACCCCACTTAGCGTTATTGCTATCAGTAGTAAGCCAGTCCATGTATCTACTCCAGACCTCGCTAGCTGTTACACTAGACGAGGTGAGGATTATTCTCTTATTTGCACCATCAAATGTCATCTGTTATCCTTATGCCAAGTATGCCCTATCTGCTTCTGCTACTAGAGAAAACGACAAGCCTTTAGCTCTACTAATTGTTCCTGTAGCTACAACCGGCTTACTCACACCTTTGTTAAGTGCAAAGATAACCACAGCGGCATCTGTGGCAGGTGTTCTACCCCCTTGGGTATTCCCGTCATAATCAAAGGTAAAGCCCAAAGAGTCACCTGTTATAGTGCCAGTGATGTCTACAGCACTGCCATCTTTAACAATAATAGCACTAGCAGTTCCATAATCACCTGTAACAGTGTCTGCGTAATACATAATGTAAACACCAGACCCACCACTGGATAAATAACTATTAAAGTTCAATGTTCCAGCTGCAACGTATGGGTAAGTTCTCTTGACATTGTTTTGGTCATACAACTCAATTCTGTTTACATCATTACTTTGTATGTTTTCAATGAAGACACCCTGAGTGGTTACTAATGTATCACCTACAAAGTAACACAAATCGTTCGCAGTTTTACCTGTAACTGTACCTACTCCTGCATCAATGTCGCTGTTTTGTCGTAGTAAATATTGACACTTCTCATAGATTTGTTCGAGCGTTGCATTGTTGCCATCAATAACCACTCTAAAAGGGTAACTACCAGCCCCAATCGTCTTGTTTTGGTCTGTTCCATAGTAGGTTACGTCAATGCCTGTATATGGTGCTGTAGCACTTACAGTAGTGTCGTCATGGGTGATTTTGAGGTCTGTCTCATTTGATAATAGAACATTTACAACATATGCCCCAGTACCACTTTGTCCTGTATCAGCAAGTGTAGATGTTTTGTACTTCTTGGCGTACTCTCTCACAAATGCTTTGAAGTAGGCACGATTGTCGCTTCCTCCATCGGTGTAAACCAATATACCCTCGTTTACTTCATCGTTAAACGTAAAGTTTTGCGGGGCTTCTATGGCTGTTCGTTGAAAATAAAGTTGTGCAGATGTTGAAACATCACCCAAGCTCACAATACCTACATACTGTTTATCGAGTGTACCATCACCTAGGTATTCATTCCACCCCCCATCTCTAAGAGCCTGACGTGTTGCATCGTTGGCAGGTTTCCACCCGTTGTAAGTTCCACCATCAGTACCGAAATTGAACTGTCCTGATTTTGCGTCAATAACGTACATAGGGAAATCATATTTGTTATAAGTCGCAGTCTCCCACAGCTTAATAAATTTTGAGTACAACGCTTGAAGCGTTACACCATCTTTATAGATTAGATTGCCCGCTTCGTTTAGTGTAAACGTGTTCGCAACGGTATCAACTGTAAGCTCAACTCCAACATTTAGTTGGTCAGGTGCTGTTATTTTAGCCATTCTATCTCCTATTCTAAGTAATTTCTATCTGCAACTTGAACTACAAGTAACCCTGCATCCGTTGAACCTAAACTGTAATTTCTAATTGAAAAAGGAATATACTCACGCTTGTAAACACATACATCAATCTCCTCGGGTGTTTCATATGTATAATCATATGTTGTGCTTCCAACCGCATCAACATTTGCAAGTTCTATGGATGTTCCAGCTTTTAGTATCACAATATCACTACCGCTCACTAGCCCGCTTAACGTTAAGGTTGTCATATCTAGTGGGTATACAGCTAGAGCTTGAGCCGCAGTATTTGTCTTTGTAAATATATTAAATAACGTCACAGCCGCAGCACTTGCTGTAGTAGTAGTTATCTTCACTTTTACCTTGAACCCAGTTGCAGGGTCAACCACTACGTTTGGTATATGATTGAACCTAGCAATACCACTTACTGTAGCTGTATTGGCTACGTTTACAGTTATTGTATTCGAATCTATCTGTGTTACTTTAGCGTTATAACCAATTCCTGTACCATATACGTAATCATCTACTTGTACCCCAGTAGCATCTGTCACAGTAAATGTATACTGCCCGCTTGTTCCTGTTGCACCACTTCTTGGGTAACTTAAGTTTTTCCAACTGTCCTCATACCCACTTCCAGTGTTTATGTCATACATCACGTCATAGTTTGTAAGTAACGTACCCCCTGTCATAGTACACTCTTGCGTATAAAACCCAGTATCGCCCTTTAGCCACTCTGGAGTTTCCCACGTACCTGTATTGCCTACTGTTAGCATATTTACTGTGCCTGTAGAGGTGAACTTCAGTGTACCAGTATAGTTTGATGTACTACGGGTAGTTGGCTCATTCATTGCCAACTGTAGTAACCCCCTATCTTGCTTAGCAAAGAACGAGTGAACCCAGTGAGTACCGTATACTGACGTTTGTCCACTAGCTGATATTACACCAGTCGTACAAGCCTTAGCTGTTGCGTTTAGTACTAGTAATGCAGTGGTATACGCTATTTTATTTAAATATGCATATGGGTTGAACACCTGACATTGCTCTATTACAAAATTCGAGTCTGAGTTCTGTGCCACCAGCAAGCTAGTTCTAACTTTATCCATAAACAGCCTCTGTATCTTTACAGTGTTGTTGTTATATCCTGATGCGAACACATAAGCACACGCAGTCAAGTTCGGAGCCCATACATTGTAGTCATATGGCTCGGTTTCCGTGCCTATATTTCTCACTTTTACATTCGTATTTGCTGTTACCGCTATCGGTCCTGATAGTGGTTGCACACTCGGTATTGTTCTTCTTAATCCTGTAGTCATACCATCTACTGAGATACCATCACAACCTGAACTAAGTGACATTCCATAGTATGCTGTTGTTGCGTTGCTCTTACCTATGTATCTATCACAATGGTCAACATCCTCGAACGTCAGCTTTACTGAGGTACCGACTAGCGTATACGCGTTTAGATTGAACAAGTTCTTTATCGTTAGGTTGCTGCACGTACTAACGCTTGTTACACCTGAACTCCTGGTGTATTGAATAATTCCTGTTTTCAACCCATCTATTACTTGTCCTGTACAATACGCTATAACCGTACAGTGGTCATTAGTATTTGGTGTGTTGCCTCGCTGTGCCACTATCTTAGTTGCAGTACCACCAGCAAAGTTTGATGCCAAGTACAGTGCAGGGGTATCTTGTGCACTGTACATACCAACACCTACGTCATCTATGTCTAGTGCAGTTGCGCATTCTGACACGTACAGAGTATCCATCACACATGCTTTTTTCAGTGTTAATGAATATGCCTGTGTAAATGAGCTTCTGGCTGATATTGCATATAGTCCGTCTATGTCTATCGCTCCAGCAGAGGTTGTAGTGAACTCTGGTCTGCTAGCTATCGTAGCATTTGGTACAGAGTTAAGTCCTCTTGACGCAGTAGCACATTCGGAGATTAGTATATTTGGGATTCTTATTTTCAACCCAGCTACTGGCACATGTCCTATGGTCTGTCTTATATTCATTGACGAGCTAGCTATCACTGCTGTGTGTGGGTAATTTATCCTAAAGCTATTAGCGTCTACTCGTGTTTTTATCGTGTATATTCCACTGGTAGCTCCACCTGCTGTAAACTCACAGTAGATATCGTTGCCTTGTGCTAATGTATGTGCAGACGATGTTACTACCAACGTATGTAAACAACTTACATTCCCTGAAGTTATCGCAGTGGTATGGGGATATTTTATCGTATAGGTACCCGTGCTACCTACTGTATATATTTCATAAGTACCATCGACTACAGACGCGCTAGTGAAGTCACAGTACACAGACTCGCCAATGTTTAGCTCATGTGACGCAAATGTTACTGTTATGCCTGGTCTTACTGTTACGTTACCCTTTACAGAAGAACTGCCACTAGCTGATATTTTGAATATATATGGACTCAGTATAGTTACAGTGTATATTCCATCAGTACCTGCTCCACTAGTGAAGTCTAATCCCACAGATTGACCAGTTTCAAATCCATGTACATTACTGCCGGTGGTGACAATTATCTCATCATCTTCCCATACATACGTAGATGAAAACGCAACTGCAACGTATGTTCCAGCCTGTGCCGCCAATGATGCGTATGTCCCAGCAGTCACAGATGCTTCACCGATTTGCATTTTACTACCAGCTATACTTTTAACAAACTGCCCTCTTGCATCAGTAGCACCTTGAGCAAATCCCAGGTGACCTTTAGCCCAACCATTAGTTGCACCATTTAACCCTGCCCAAAACTCATAATCAGCATCATCTAGTCCATCAGTACCTGCTGTTTGAATCCAGCAACCCATTGGATAGTTGTTGGTCAATGCTGTTCCACTTGTTGGGACATAGACTTGTTGACCTACTGTCCCATCTGTAGTTCCAAGTTCAAACCATTTACCTCTAGTTGTAAACTTACCAACCCTAGGAACTGTTAAATTCGCAGCTGCATCAAACGCTACTTCTATCCAGCCAACCGTGTCAGCTCCACTTGCAGTAGCAGTTATTCCTGTCAATGCACCTGAAGTGAATGTGCCAGTTACCTCTCTGAATTTTATGAACCCTGTTGCAGGTAATGCACTACCACTAGCTACTGGGGCACTGTTTAATCCAGCCCAAGCTCCTAAGTAGTAACCGCTTACCCCTCCTTGGGTTATTGTAGTTCCTATCGCAGGACAGTTCCCACTTCCGCCAGTGTATGCTAACCATCGTACGTTCTGTGCATCTATTATTAGTTCGCCACCTATTCCAGTAAACGAGAGTGAACTAAATGACCCTGTAGAACTAGCGGGGGCATTTGCGTGTATCCTACCATCAGTACGGATAGTAAATACAGCTTCATTACTAATAGTAAATGCTTCTCCTGCTGTTCTAGCTGTACCGCCGTCGAGATAAGTGGACGTAGTTATTGAAGCGATGTCACACCTCCATAGTATTCAAACGAGTACCCGTATATTAACTTACGTATTCCGCGCAGTACTCGGGATATGCCGCCAGCAGTACAGTTAGTAGCTTTCGCAGCTTGGTCTATAGATTTAAATATAGTACCATCGCTTCTTATTACTTGTTTCCATCTATAAGGAGCTTCTTTACCCAGCTTAGCAGCAATAATTTTTTGCTTAGTAGCTTCAGACATTGGGGTGCCCTTATTCCATGATGGCATCCCAATACGCCGAGCCCTGAGTTTACTTTTTGTCTCTTCAGAACACACTCGATTTTTTGCGTTTTCGGACATCTTACGTTTTGTTTCTTCTGTTCGAATTTTACCTGTTAAAGCTATGCTTCTCTTTTTCAGAGTTTCTTCTGATGGTTTATACGCCCAAGTAGTAGAACGCCCTCCTGACGATAAGTTATAGCCTGCTGGTGCTATAGACGCATTACCCGCAATAGCTAGTTTTTCATACCAGTCTAATAAGCCCCTACTACAAACTACTATAACTTCAAACTTAAAAAAGTATATGCCGTACTTTTTTATTGCCTTGCGCAAATAGGTATTTTCATTATTGTTTTTTCTTCTGTGCTCAGCCCACCGTTTATGAATATTAATAGATTGTCCAATATAGCATTTACCGTTAATAATGTTTGTTATTTTATACACACCTGTTATAGAAGCCATTTATTACCTACTTGAATTTTAAGTAAATATACTCGTCATTAACAACTTTCAACTCATCTATAGCCCATGTATCTTCAGGCATTTCGTATCCTCTGTCTCTCATTGTTTCAAACAAATTATCTAGCCCAATGCCATTCATTTCCATCTCTTTATACCCTATCAACGTCACCTCTTGTGGCAGGTCTGTGTATAAGTATTGTTTGTACTCAGGTGGCATTATTACGATTATATTGCTCATTTTGCTTCCTTTACTTTGATACCATACGCTTTGAGTTCTGCGAGTGGTAATAGGTTTTTGTCGTTACATGTAAGTGTTACTGCTGTTCCTTTATAAACAAACATTCTTATTATACCTTGTAGTGCCTCTCCCCCCCACATGTACTTAACGTCACTTGAACCAAGCCCAAGTACCGTGAAACTTCCTTGTAATACCATCATTTAAACTCCTTTAATCTCTCTGATTTTCGTTTACTACTTTCTGATGACCCAAAGAAATAGTCTATCACAGTACCAAACTTAGTTATAAACATACCAAATGCTACTAATAACGAATCTTTAATACCTAGGGGGACTTCATAACTTAGAAGTAATATAAAGCTGCCCCCAGCAACTAAAATGACTGTAATCCCCATAAGGTACTGGGCTATGTTTGTACCCATTTTATGCCTTTAAAATACTCTAAAAGAGCTTTAAAATTTTCAAAATCCATATAGGTACACTTAACCCTAAAAGAACTTAAAAAATTTGTATGAAACTGTGTGTGGCATTGTCTGCAAAGAGTTACCCCATTATCTACAGAAAACCTCAAGTCTGGAAAGTATGTTGCGTGATTTAAGTGGTGTGCCTCTCTATGTGTTAGGTTACCACAAATCACGCAACATACATCACGCCTAAGTACAGATACTCTCCATATTCTATATTCCTTCGTGCGCCTCCACCCCATACTAAACCCCAGTAGCGTACCACAGAAGTAGTACAACAGATACACATAGTAGCAATGACAAGAATAGCTTCTCGTTCTCTAAGTCTTTTAGGGGGCACCCACCCTTTGGAAACCCGTACCAACATCTTCGGGGTGTATCACCACCCCCTAAGTCACACCTTTTCATCTCTAACCCCTATAAGCCTGTCTAATAATAGTTTAGCAAATCTTGACTCTATTATACCCAGAATAGCATAGCTAGAAACACCAATTAACCCGATAATACCATCACGACCACCAGTGTCCATAGGAATAAAAGTTCCTAATGAGTAAGCCACAAATGAACCAATAAAAAGATTTATTACCATAGCAGAGGTACTCCATTTATGTTCATTATTTATTTTCTTTGTCTTACTGTAGTCAAACATGTAAGCTACTATTCCACCAAACCCACCTAATAAAACATCTTTTATAGCTATAACTATCTTAAGGAATAATTCAAAGTTATCACTGACATTGCTCATCCCTCATCCCCTCTTTTTTTAAATCAAGTGTGCTCTCGTGTAAAGCTATAAAAAGGTTTAAAAGTATACTAACAAACCCTACCCCGTATACAAAAATACGTAACCCCGCGTATCTAGCCCATAGCTCATCTTCTTGAACACCTTGGGCTACAAGTACTTGATTCGGTTTCAGTATACCCCCACGAAATACCCCATCGAAACCTATAGTCTCGCTAGGGAGTATAACCCACTCAAGGTACTCCCTAGCATCATCAAACTTCCACCAAACCTTAAGGTACTCATCACTGTCATACCCAGTATTCATAATAGTCATAGCTTGTTTACAAACTTGGGGGTCTTTGTGTATTGAACACTCAGAGTCTGCAGTCATCTTTTTACCCCCCTCAACATAACAGTCAAGTGAGGGGTCAAAGATAAAATCTAAAGTTCTTAAGCTGTATGCAAACATATCACCAGTAGGGGTAACCCTCATTTTCCTAGCACAAGTTTTTAAGGCTTTTTCTATATCATCATTTGTAATATGAGTATTGTATATAGGACTGTCTGCACTTTGTAGTAACAAATCGTTTACACAAACCTTAGTTTGCTCTAAGTTATATCTAGCTGTTATACGCGCTGAGTTCTCTAGGTAGTGTTTCCACGCAACATCTATTGAAACAGTACAAAGTAATATTAAGATAACAACAGCTATTCTAGCACTACTGTACTTCATGCTTTGCACTGTTATCCTCTTTTTCTATTGCCTTTTTAATAACAGTTCTTGTTTCATCGTAGCGTGTTGCGAGTTCATCTACTTTCTCAAGTTTATCTAAAGTATCTTGCGGTAATAAATCTGCGTTAGCAATAACAACAGCCTTTCCCCCAATATACACCACTTTACTTACATTATAAGCACTGTCTGTTACACACCCACTAAGTCCTAGAAGAACTAAAAGAATTAAAAAGTATTTCATTGGTTTATTACCGTCCCATTAGAGTCTACAGACACACTAGGTATTGTTGTACTTGTTGTGTTTGTAGTATTGGTTATAGTACTTGCTGTACTTGCTGTGCTACTTGTGTCACTAGTATTTGTTGTGCTTGTAGTATTCTCAAAGTTGTCTGTGTAGTTTGCCCACATACTAGACTGTGCGTTATTGTCAGACTGTCTTACAGCTATGTTAGCTGCTTGGTTGTCTTTATTAGTTTTATACCCAAAGTATATTGAGGATACAGGCACTACAAGGTTTGTTGCCTTCATAGCAAAATCACCAACACTATCAAGAATATCTTTAACTTGTTGTGGTTTAATAATCTCAACTTTATCAACAGAGACTAATACATCAGCAGGGCGGATGCACTCTCTTACTGTAGTGACAGGTACCCCATTAATAACTTCTACTTTTACCCCACAACCTTTATTGGCTTCTGTTAGGTAAACTAACATAGCCTCTGCTATTCTAGTTTTAGCTGTATAACCGGCATCTGCTCTTTTAGTACCCTCTGTAGCGTACTGAAGAGCTGAATCTGAGTAGCTACAACCACTAAACCATAATAGGCTTATACTCAACACTAATAAATTTTTTATACTCATTTACCTCATCCTTTACGTGTTTGCTCCAAACGAAGCCACCAAACAGCCTTACAGCACCATACATAGCGTATCTTTTGAATTTAGATACATTATTAGCTTTCATCACCTCTAAAAATATATCATCACACTGTTTTCTATTAAAATACTCTGAACTATATAGAGCATCGTGCACCGTAGCAGGCTCTACATAGTTCCCTGTAAATGGGGAGCCTATAATACTCCAAAATATTTTAGGAATACTTGCGGCATCAAAATCAAACCCACTCTTAACACGTATAATTACAAGTGCATCCTCATACACTAAATCTGCTAAGAGTATATAGGTCTGTTTCCCCTCTTTCGCCACCTTAAGTTTATTTCTAAACATTTGGGAACTCCACTGCATCAATTTCTTCTTTAGTGGTACACGCATTAATAACATCTCTTGTAGTTAAGACATACATCTCTGCTTGTGCCGCCGCATCTATTTTGGCAAGGATAGCGTTTAAAAGTGCCACCCTAGCTTCTTCTACACCACCCACCATAGCCGAGATATAAGGGGTAGGCGAGGTATTATCAGTTTTCCACGCTAGTGCTTCTTTACGTTTATCTACAAAGGCTTCAATTTCAGCACTGGTGTATTTTGCTTTCATAGAAGTCGCCATCGCCTCGTGCCATCGGTTAAGTTCTCTTTGCTTATTTGCTTTGTAAACAGCTAAGTCAAAGGGTGGTTCTATCCAAAGGGGTACACCATCTTTAATTGCATTAAAGGGGTAGTCAATCCCTTCAACTGATACGTATGGATGTGGTGCTTCTTGACACTCAAAATCGCATGTTGCGACTAGCTCTCCGTTTTGGTTAAATTGTGCTAATTTCATTTTTTCTCCTTATCTTTATTCATACTCTATTATGGTTACATTCCCCACCGCACCAGCGGCAGAAGTTGAATTTACGTGTAAAAAATGCGTACTATCCGTAAATTTTATATATTGCGCCCAAGATGTATAACCCTCATACCCCTCCATGCCTGTGACAGGTATTAGACTATTGTAACTATGGGCGGGCAAAAAGCCATTGCTTCTCAGGTCAACCGAGTCTGAAGTAGCGCACACCTGTACTTTTGCTATACTAGAAATCGTAAAAGGTAGAGTTATACTAGTGTTGTGTGCTGGTGTAAATGTTGCTATATTTTTTACCCTCATTCCTGTCGCTCCTATTGATGTGAGCCATGCTTTAATAGCATCGGCGTTCATAAATCTTATATAATTATCTGTTGTATCATTTCTAAACGGTATATGTGCCGTGGTTGCTGGTGTTCCCTCATTAGGATAAGTAGACTTAAACAATCTTGATGTTATGTCCCCGCTACCATCCCTAACAGCAACTGTGACCGCAGTACTATCAAATGATGCAGAGTAACCATCTAATAAATCTGCATCAAGCCCACTCCCAGTGCCGTCAACTGTTTTAAGTTTTGTTAGAACATCTGCTGCGGTGTAAGCTGTGCTATCTAGCTTTAAGTTTAGTGCAGTTTGTTGAGCTGTAGATACTGGCTTATTTGCATCACTTGTGTTGTCAACATTTGCCAAACCCACATCACTTTTGGTTAAAACAACATCCCCAACACGTCCAGCCACACTCCCTACAGCAGAAGCAACGTCTGTCCAAAGCAATGAGCCAGCTGTTCCACCAGCAGTTAAGACTTTACCGCCATTGGTTGTGCCTGTTGCAGGTACATGTAAGTTTCCATCGGTTGATGGGTGTGTGTAAATAGTATCGGTAAAGAGTGCACTTAAAGGAACATCGGTTAAGACTCTAGCATTGCTTACTTTACCATCAATGGCTGATTGTTGAGCAGTGCTAATTGGTTTTGCTAAATCTGAAGTATTATCCACGCTTCCTAACCCAACATCTGCTTTATTTAAAGTAACATCCCCAGCCCTGGCATTTACAGAAGATACTCCCGCAATTACCCCAACACCGTAGTCTTGCCATGTTGTACTATTCCAAACTCTTAAGTTGTGGTCAGATACTGAAGTATCCCAGTATATTGCCCCAACTATTAAAGCATTACCATCGTTATCAACTGTCGGGGGTACTGCCTTAGACCCAAGGTACCTGTCATCAAAATAGTCTAAGGAGGCAGCCGCTGAGTTTGCTGCTTCTTCTGCTGCGTTCTTAGCCGCTAAAGCGTCAGTTAAAGCTTGGGAGGCATTTGTAGCACTTATACTAGCCTCAGCGGCTTTTGTAGTAGCTAAAGTAGCACTTGTACTAGCCTCTGAGGCTTTTGTAGTTGCAATACTCTCTTTGTTATTTACGTTAGTTTCTACTTCATTTATTTGTGTAAATGCAGTATTTAGTTCGGTTACTGTTACATCATGCAGAGCATCAAAAAACTGCTCACCCTTAGTTACAAATTCCTCTCTAGCATCCACACCCCTTTTGGGAGGTGTGGGCAACGAGGTAATAGTTTGAATTATTGCCATTAATATCTCCTTTAAATTGCCTCAAACACTGACCATGATACAGTGCTAACTTTATTATTTGAAAGTATTTCTGAGGCACTTTCAATAACACCAAGTGTTAATAAATTTTCGTATTGTGAGTCTGTACTTTCATCTAGTATAAATAATACAATATCATTATAGATACTTTTAATTTTTCTACGTGTTGTTGCAAATTCTGTAGCATCTATAGATGTCTCAAAGTCTATAAGGTCTTGTATACCTCTTTTAACAATAGTTAATGTACCAAAATCATCAAATTCTTTAACTGCAAAAGAGTTAAAAGATAGTTTTACACCGTATAAAGTTTCCCCCATACTGATAGCCTCACCAGCAATCAAAAATCCACAAGCGGTTCTTGTAGCCTCTGAGGACTTGTTAAATACCACCCGTACTTTAGTACCTAAAGTTTCTGGTAGTTTTATAATAGTCGCTCTATCCACCTCATAATTATAATCTGTGTAAATATACGTCCACCAATCAGCAACATTACTGTTTACAGAGGATTCTGTAGTGTATTCCCAAAGTATAGCATCTGTGCTATCTAATATTTGTACTGTTATAGTTTCTGCCTCATAGTAACCAATACCTATAGTATCTATACCTTTTACAAGGCTAAAGGTAACATCAATGTTCCCCGCATCTTTGTATGATTTTGTACCAGAATGTAGGTCTATCATAGCATAAGTATTTGAGACTTCCCACTTTACCCATTTTATATTTAAGTATTCTTCTGGATTAAAGTTGATGTTAGTACCTACTAAACTTCTATAAAAGTAATTATTATAAAAAACAATACTAGCTGAAGTTGGGGAACCCGGTTCAAATATATAAGTTGTTGTAGATGACCAATCTGGAAACTCTTGTGTTAAATTTGTGACTAAAAAATCACTTATTTGCTGTGTTACGTACTGCACTATGCACCACCTACAGGCACTATTACACCATAAGCTATAGTACAGTCCTTTGTAAATACATATGTTGATGCGTTATCTGTATATCCTACTTCATCATATGTTAGTGGAAAAGCATCAGTACCACTAACAGATACACTTACCCCATGGGTTTTCATAATCATAATGTTGTTTGTACCAAATACCCCAGTTATGGGGGTATTAGCTTTCACACTAATACCCCCCTTAAACTGGATAGTAAAACTTGTTGGTTGCGCCATGTAGCCTCCTAACTTGCTTGAGCTAGTAAAGCTCTTTGCGTAGATAATTGTTTAGTGTTATCTGCTGTTAACTTAATTAATAAAGATTTCATATCTGTATTCTCTCTCTTAAGTGCCCTAAGTTCCCCAAGGATGTCTTTGAATATCCCAACGGAGTTGTTTAGCCCAAGGTCTTTTGTAGTCTTAGAGTTCACTACATACTCGCCTTTATGTACTACTCCTGCTATATCGTACTTTCCGCCATCACCGGTGTAACCACCTGTTGCGTATACTGGAAGCCCCCTACCTATTGCCCACTCTTTCCATTGGTCGTATATACTAGTATACGCGGTAGTTTCACTACGGGTATCCCCCAACCCTACCATATTTGTAGCAAGCATGTCCATCTGACCAACTATACTCATAAGTTGTTTCCACTCTGTGGGGTTGGCTCTGTAATATTCACTACCGTGAAGTTGATTGTTTGAGATAATATCAAACGAGTTTTTGTAATGCTCAAGTTGTTGTCGAAGAGTTTCTATGCCTGTTTCGTTTGATACACTAGGACTAAATGAAACACTACCCCCTGAAGATACCGTACCTCCGTTTTGTATAATGTTATTAGTCACAAAAGTCTTTACACCTTCAAAATTATCAAATGAGGCGACTAAGTCTTTTGTATTTGTAGCTATTTCGGTAAGCTTCCCGCTAGCATCATACTTTAACACGGTATCTATAATTCCATCTTCATTAGGGTCAAGCAATAGAAGGTTTTCCCCTTGTGCGTTAATCCCTCTAATTATTTCATAGATGCCATTACTATTAGTGTCCAGTGCCCCAACAACACCATTTACAATATCAAAAATACCATCTTGTAGTTGTTTCGCAGAAACAGACTCAAAACCTTTTAAGTCCTCAAATATATCAAATAATGTAGCTTCTGCACTAGCCCCAAGTATTATAGTATATGTAGAGGTTTTTATAGCCTGTATAGCACTATTAAGTGTTAACACTTGTGCATCAGCACCTGCAATAACCGCGGTAGTTAGCTGCCAAATTTTAGTACCTAATGACTGGGTGTTATCTGCAGTATACCCAGTATTATTAGCGGTACTAGCAGTATTAGCATTAGATATTTTTAATTCATCTACAACGTCTTGTAACAAGTCACGCTCAGTAACTGTTTGTACTTGAAGTTCTGAAAGTTCTTTAATTGCTATAGCTTTTGCAAAAACATAATCCCTCTCTGAGGAGTAATTGGAGGTTTTTAAGTGGTTTGATAGACTACTAATAACTTTAGCTACTGCATCTTCATACGCTTCCATACTCTCTATATTTTCATAAGATAGTGCTAGCTCCGCTTGTTTAGCCTCGTATAGTGCTCTATTATAGTATGTAGTACCATCCACCATCTCACTTTGTAAGTCTTCTATAGCACCAGCTAATGCAGTAATCACATTGTCAAATATCCCAATACTAGCCTCTAGTGTATTTACATAGTCATTAGCTGCCTCTGTCATACTATTTACAGCATTTGTAGCACTTGAAGTAGCATTGGTGTTTGTTACTGTTGTTGCGGTTGCAGTCTCTATTAACGCATTCCAAGTTAATTGATTTGCGTAATCTTTATTAAATTTTGTAGCGGTATCTTGTCTCAGGGCATTTGCTAACTTATCTGCAGCATCTGTATCAGCTATAATAGCCGCGCCAAGCGCGTTCCACCTTTCTATAGTAGT